GGTTTCAATACACGCAGGCACTCTTGATATGTTTCAAGTGCTCCAGTGTTAGCATCCCAGGCTTTGCCTAAGAAGTCTATGCCGTAAGGGGGATCAGTAACAATAGCATCTATTGAGTTGTCTGGGATTGTTTTAAGGGTATCCCTGTTGTCACCCTGTATGATTTTATAACTCATTTCTTTTAAGTTCTTCTTCTAGGCTGGCTCTAATACAATAGATGTAATACATACTGGATGAGAGTTCAGCTAGCTCATGTGGTAATAGTTTCCAAGTTTCAGGATTACTTAACACAACACCATCACGCTTNTCCAANCCAGCTTGTAAGCGTTCAGACATTAAGCGTAGACAATGTTCTAGTTGTCCAGGGAACTTCTCGTGGAATGCTTCCCTGTTGGCTTGATTGACCTTTTGTAGTATTTTAATGTCTTGTACTTGACGCTCTTGATCCTGCGTCATATCAATTCCAAGGATTGTCCACAGCATCTTGTTGGAAGTCTGTGAAGTTGCGATCAATCCAAGTTGACCAAAAGCTGGCATTGCGATTGATCTTACGGCTTTCCATCAATGTGCGTAGGCGTTGTCCCATCTTTGTGTATTGACCATTGGCTAGACGAACAGCTTGTTCTCCAGTGCGNGGATCAATCCAGGAATACTTCTCAGGACGTGAACGTCCATACTTGTCCAACTTCTCACCCACAGCATGTTTCTCTAATGGTCCTTCAATTTCATATGAGATAGATCCATCTGGATACTTGCGGAAACACACACGGACTTTGGCATCCTGTGCTCTCATATCTGTCTCTGGATGAGGCACAGTCATATCGTGGAAGATGTTCATAGGAGCCTCATTGGGCAATCTGGAATCACGCTTGGGAATAGAACGGATAGGATCTTCTGGAATAAGTTCCTTGTTGTCCATATAGGGATTGGCACCAGTGATGTAAACAGGATCTACATCTTCATTGTTTAGGACTTTGAGTGCGATCTCATACTTAAGTTCAGGATCAATACCCTTGAGTTTGAGACTAACCTGTGTTTCATCAAACACAAACTGTTGCAGATCATTGGCGGTGGTAAAATCTGCCTTGAGTCCAGCTAGGCTAAATGATATCCTAGGACGTAGGTCAGCAATGGTTTCAGGTAGTGGTAGTGTGGGAACATCCTCAGGACTGGTGATCTCAATAGTGTCTTTTTCAAACAACTCTGACTGCTCTGACTGCTCTGAGTCATTCCAGGGATCCACGGGTGTGGTAATGTTTTTCTTCATATCTATTCCTTTTAATAATATTCAATATGGGAGTAGTGAGACTCCCTGGCTCTGGGACTTTTACTTGGTCTTACGTTTGGGCAAGGGTTGATGCTTGATCTCACCATCCAGATCAGGGATCTTATTCCAGTAACTGACATCTGCTTCTTTGTACTTACCAGATAAGGCAAATGCGTTGTTGATCTCTGATGCTAGGCCTGAACGTGCAGCCTTGGCATCTTTGAATTCAGCACGCTTGCCTGGACGGGCTTCAGCATTGCCTATACGTTTGGGTTCATAGTTTTTAGTTGGCATATTGATTCCTTAGGCTTGTATTGGAGTAATGTACACCAAATTAGCTGTTGTGGTATTACTGATAGCACTGACATTCATCAAGCTAGAGAATTGATTAGTGCCTGTGGCCAATGCAGTGGGGATGTTTATAACAATATCATCCTGTGCTCCCAAGATAGGACCCAGTGTAGGTGATCCTGGAGTAGGGAACACTGCTGTGGTAGAGACAGAAGGATCCAATCTTAACTGTACAGGACTATTGCCTGTATTGGCTACATAATAACTTCTTACTGGAACCAAACTAGCTACTGTGGCACTAACACTGGAGTTGGCTACATTTAGAGCAACTGTGACGCCAGCAGGGGTAATTGATAATGTACTTGGCATAGTTTAACCTTTGGGATTACCACGTGTGATGGGATTGCCTATGTGGATCTTGTTGAAGTCACCTACATAGTTCTCAGTGGCAGAGGGCACCCATTTACGTAGGCCTGACTCTACATTATGAGCTCCCTTGGCTGTTACTGGACCAGCAGTCTTCTCAGTGTCATTGCCCTTGCGAAAGGGCATTTGACGCATTTGAATCCTGTCTGGATTGGCAAAGCCTTCACCATGTTGATTACCAGCGTGTCTGGTGTTTTCTTTGTAGTTTACACCATCTGCTTGACCATTGAAGTCTAAGTTATTGTCTATTTGTGTTTTAGAGGGTTTCATAATTAATCCTTAGACATTTTTACTGCGGGGTGATGATCTTCATGCTCTTTACGCTCACCATGACCTGCTAGAGTTGTTTGGTTGTGTGGGCCTTTGTAGAACCCAGAATGCTTTTCAGCTTCCTTTGAGGATACTGCTTTGGGTTCTTTGTGTTCCGTCATATCCTTGCCTTGACCTTTAGCACCACGGTTGGTCATAGATACATTTTCTTTAATGGTTTTCATTATTTCTTTCCTTTACTGGCCATCATTTTTTCTTTGAACATCTTGGCTTTCATCATGTGATGCTCTGCCAACTCTTTGTGAGTTTCATGCTTGGTTTTGTTTTCTTGCATTTTAGTGTTCATTGTTGCTGTTGCCTTCATTGGGGCTGTTGCTTTTTTCATTTTATGTCCTTTGTGTTCTGCAGAATTTTTCTCAGCGTAAGCGATTGCCACGGCCTGCTTCTGTGGCTTCCCTGCGGAGATCTCACGCTTGATGTTTTCACCAAACGCTTTTTTACTTGTTGATTTAATCAGTGGCATTGTCTTTATCCTCAGTGTTATTTATGCTGGCTATAGAATTCAGTGCGGCTTCAAATGCCAATAGCTTGGTTTTGATTAGATCATTAGGATCATCAACCACTATCTCATTAAGGGTGGCCACAAACTTATTACTCAACAAGGTATGATACTTGTGAGTCAATTGTGTGTCACCACTCAACCTACTGTTCAGGAAGTCTTCAATTAAGATGTCTTCATATGTTTGACCACCTGTTCTTTGATCCAACGCATCCAATATGCCACCCACTGTGACTCTATCCTTACTGCCTTTCTTACGACCAGCACCAGGCCTAGCACCACCATGCGTTGAATGATTTTGATTATTTGAACTCATAAATCTATTTATGTGTTTTCAATATTTTCAGAGTCAAAGAGTTGACATAACTTCTCAGAGGGGATGTGTCGCTCTCTTATTCTAGCACCATCAAACACTATCAGTTTACAAGGACGACAGTGATGTTTAACGTGTCTTGCTTCTGGATTTTCTAGACTATGTGGTTTTGAATAAGCTCCTGGATTCTTTACTGTTTTACAGCAGTATTCACAGGATTTAATTACAGGTTTAAGTATAGGTTGATCAAACACATATCTCTGTATCAAGGGTTGGGTAAGTTGTTCAAATAGTATTTTGTCCATCCCATATTTAAGAATGGGCGGCTAGGGTGGAAAGATCTTTCATTGTGCTGTCCCAGTATATAAACTTCTTAGGGGTGACTAACGAGATTTGAACTCGTACTGACAAGATCACAACCTGTAGTGCTACCATTACACTATAGTCACACCTAAGAAGTTTATGATGCCCTTACACAGAATCAAACTGTGAGGGGGATCTGGTGGAATGCGAATGCTCCGTCTTGCCTGGGGAAGAAAGCCAGAAAATACCCCAATGCCAGATAAGCCCTCATGCTGGCTTGACATACTATTTAATAACCACCTATTCCATTGGGCAAGATGATACTTACTGCGGCCTGTTCAGCTTGATTATACACCAGGGCATTCTCAGCCATGCGTTTGTATTCTGGAGTGAAGTCTCCATCATCTCCTACGTGATCCTGTAGTATAAGATTAACCAATCCTAGTATGTGTGAGTCATCAAATCCTAGATTACTAAATTCAAACACTACCATTTTAAGGGCAATAGTTAGGTTGCGTTCTATTTCCTGTGTTGAGTTCATTGCTGTTCCTTGTTAAGTTGTTTATAAGCATAACTGCCTCTGATTTTGAATCCTAGTTTTTCGTGTAAGCGTAGGAAACCCCGTTGTTCTGGGCGAATAGTAGTGTTAATGATATAGGGTATTTCACAGCCCTGTGCCCACAACAGCCAATAGTTAATGATCTGTGCTGCCAGTATCATTCTTTGTTTAAGTGGTAGTTGTTGATCTATTTCCAACATACGACTTTCACAGTATTCATCTTGTGTCCATATCATTTTACCACCTCTAGAGATCCAAGCCCAACCACGCATCTCATTGGTGGATTTATCTCTAGCAACTAATATCTGTTCTGAAGCCAGATTGTGTCGTTGATTGGTTATGGCTTTGTCTATGTTCCAAGCCAGATAGGGTAGATCAACTGTGGCTATATCGTGTTCTACTACCAGTGAGTAGCTGGCCAAGGTGGTCATTTCATATATATCTTGTGGTGTGGCCATATAGACCATCCAAGGTGTTGGAGTAATTTCAAGGAGTTTGCACATTTTTTAATTGAGCTTCCCGTATATTATCTGATACTTCAATTGAATGTACTCTATCTTCTAACCAAAGTATGCTATTGGTTATTTGATCTACCAATTCCCAAGTAGCATTTGGTACATCTTTATAATTAGTATAGATATTGTATTTCATTTTGATCGCTGCCAATAGGTCTAGGGCTGTTTTTTTGTCTAGAGCCTGTGCCTCTGATTTATCCTTCAAGAGCATATAATTTTTCCTTGATTTGTTGTCTACGTTGTTGTACCAATTTATCTTTGTAGCGTTGTTGTTGGGTACGGCTCATAATTTCTATATTATCAATGCACCAAGGTAGGGTGGGATTCAGTCTAGTCAATACTACGTTGTGGCTGGCGGTGCCTCTGTTGTAGAACAACGTTGAGGAATTCCAAAGTCCAAACCATTGATCTAAATCTATATTCCAAACTTCCTTGCGATAGGTAGCTTGATTTTTAGCACGGGTATAGGCATATAATCTATCTGTATCAAACTTATTGTTGTAGCGAGGGCGAGCTCCTTTTTTCATTTTACCTTCTTTCTTTGACGTGGTTTAATTTCCATTGCTTCTTCAAATGACCAATTAGCTTTGAGTCTTTCAATAGCACGACCATAGGGTATATTGTATATCTCACTCCATTCAGTAAGGCAGCGAGTTTTACCTTTGTAAGTAAAATACGCATTGTTGCGTTGATTACGTCCAACCTGTTTGTTTGTAGCCCAAACTAAGTTACCTGGGCGAAAGTGATCTGATTGATTTTTTCTATGTAATTGTATAAATGGAGGTTTGGGTGGACCTAATCTACTCATTATGTATTTGCAGAATTCATCAAAGTTATTAAAGTGATTCTCAATGCCATGTCCACCTGCGTAGCTTTTGTAGTTGGGATCATTTTCGTTGGTGGTTATATCTACTATAAATCTCCAACGTTTGTATAGGGGATGTTCTTTTACTCCCATATTATTTCCTTTCAAATAAATTATCTTGAATCTTGTATTTTAGGGCTTCTTTGTTTACAATCTTATTTTTTTTGATTTGATCCATTACTTCAACAATACTGTTGATTGCACCCCATGCCCAATGCTTCATTGTTTCCATTTTATAAAATGTACTGGTATCTAATACACGGGGATGTTCATCCCAATATTTGTTCAAAGCTTCTGCGGCTGTGAGTATCATCTTGTGTTGATGTTCAGTGACATATTCTGGTGCCTGTTCAATCACTGTCAATGCCGCACATAAAATCATATCCCACTTGATATTATCCCAGCTATGATAGTTCTTCCATAACTTGTGATCATTTTTGGTTAGACCTTTGGTGCTGGCTTTGCGTGTTAGAATTTTAGGAGAGATGTCATCAATGATATCTAATCCAGATTGAATGTATTCTATATTTGTCATATCTATTCCTAGCTATATGTTTATTTATACAAGTATAAATGATTAGTGATTATTTGTCAATAAGATTACAATTATGTTGGAAATCTTGAGATCCTACACACATTATTACACAATAACAACAATGAACTAATAGTGTAAGCACCTATCATACATTGTTATCAATTATTCCCACCTTATCCCAAACAAACTTCACTTGATATCCCGTTTTAATTTTAACTATTTGTTCTAGTTCACTAGGAACTACAAATACATCTGATCTAAATCCATCGTGTTCTTTGAAGTGCTTTACTTTAATCTTATTCAAATAACCCCAAACATAAGTCATAACTGATCCCTCTAAGATCTTATAGTAATTTGCCTTATTTCCCCCATTTAATCTCTTAAAATTAATATTAAGTGATGAGCTAACATCACTTCTTAATATCTTCCACATATATTTGATGTCCTTTTGTAATGCCTTAATAAACTCATCTTGTTTTAATAAGTTCATCTGAGATGTATTCCTATTAAGATAACCAAAGATCTTATTATCATAATAGGTATTCAATACACCTCCTAAAAATAACCCATTAAGGACTTGTTTAATTTGTTTAGATGACAGATTATATTTTATAGATAGTTCGTCTCTAACTTGAGTTTTATGTGTGAGATAAAACTCAATGTATTCTA